TCAATTAATATTAAACTTTGCTTTTGCATCTCGTAAGATGTAATTATTATCAGCAAACTTATCTAAGAAGAACTGTAACTCATCTTTAGACTCACAAGCATACGCCCTTGATGCTATATGATCTTCTAACCTATTCCATGCATTAAAATTCATACTCTCTCTGCTTACAAGTTGAACCAAACCCTTATCTTGCATTTTATATAACTCATCTAAAACATTGTCTATCTTTATCTTCTCTTTAATTCTGCAAGATTTGGTTGTATAGGACTCATGTCCATCTATAACTACATGTTTTCTTGGAACTTCGCAGACATAAATATATCTACTTTTATTAAACAATTCTTCAAAAAAACCATCATAAAGTTCATATATTTTTATTGGTATAGAATTAAAATCTATATGACAAGAACACGCATTTGGTTTTATATTGCAATTAATATTCTCTAAATATGATTGAATGGGATTCAGAGAAAACACGACTGCAACTTCTTTCTTATCTGAGAAATACACCCTTGGTTCGTAATCAGCCCTTTGATATGCTTTGTGAGGCACCAACACATCATCTATTTTTATATTGCTTCCATGATATAATTTCATATTTGTATCCTGTCGTTATTATATCACAATGCCTATAATAATGCAAAGCAAAAAAGAGCCACCAATTTTATGATTAGTGGCTCTCTATATGGTTTGGTCTAAGGCTATGCCACATTTAAATACATATGTTGCAGTATGCTTATCCTTTATAATAATTTTATCTATAAGGTTTTTACATATATCTTTATCAAATACTGTGTACACCCCATTTAGCATTTTATCTATCTCTTTTAATCTGTAATCAATTATACTTATATTATCTGTATTCTTTTGTGCTATCTCTATCTTTTCCTTAAGATCTTTAATCTCTGTTATAATTTGGCTTGACCTTGTTTGTTCTTCAATTGTTGGCTTAGTGGCTTTGGTTGTTAGTTTTAGAAGTTCCTCTTGCTTTGACGCTAATTCCAACCGCATTGATTCCAATGTTTCGATATTTGGTTTTTGAATCATTGTATCGATATTGTTTTTTACTTTTTTAACTATATCGTTTCTGTTGGATGTTAGAATTTGCAAAGCTTCTACGAACCCCTGTTCTAGGATACTTTCTTTTATAGGTTTCATGCTACACTCTGTTTTATTCTTTTGGTGTTTTGTGCATACCCATATTGGAACTTTTTTGCTATGATCTACACTCCATTGTGAATGTCTACGGAATTTTGCGCCACATTCTCCACACTCTATCAAGGAACTGAATGCATAATCATTGGTATAATTCCCAAGTCCTTTTTCTTCTTTTTTATAGTTTTCTCTACGTTGTATTTCTATTTGCACAGCTTCAAAGTCTTTCTTATTAATAATTGGTAGGTGATTTCCTGTTACTGAATATTGAGGTTTTATTCCCTCATTCTTTCTTCGTTCGCAAAGTATATCTGCTTTATAGGTCTTTTGCAATAATAAGTCGCCCTTATATTTTTCGTTGGTTAATATGCTTATTATTGTAGTTGGATACCACTTTTCTTTTCCCAATGGAGATGGTATTCCATCTCGCTCTAAGTCTTTTTTTATTCCCCTAATCGTATTTCCCCTTAGATAAGACTCATAGATTCTCTTTACTATGGTAGCTTCTTTTTCTATAATTGTGAAACCCTTCTTTACATTATAACCATATATCCTACCGCCACCTACATACTCGCCTCGTTCAAATTTCTTTTGATGCGACCATGTAATGTTATGTGATATTGTTCTGCTTTCTTCTTCTGCTATAGAAGCAATTATTCCTAGTAGCAAGAATGAGTTTGGATCTGCTGTGTCTATTCCGCTTGTTTCAAATTTAATTGTTACTCCTTTATCCTTGAGTTCGTGTGCAATGCTTAAGCACTCAGCAGCGTTTCGTGCAAATCTTTGAACGGATTTTGTTATAATCCTTGTTATTTTACCATTTCGGCAATCTTCTATCATTTGCAGAAAGCCTTTTCTTTTTCTCATTTTAGTTCCTGTTATACCTTCATCTGCATATAAACCGACATAGACTATACTTGGATCATTTTTTAGTTTGTTTTCATAATATTCGCATTGAACATTATAACTATTAAGTTGATCTTCGTTATCTGTACTTACTCTAGCATACGCACAAACTCGCTCTTTTCTTGTTATGGAGCTTGTTACTTTACCTATTGCTATTTGAGTTGCAGGAATAACTCTAATAGTTCTTTCTGTACTTTCTATGTTCATATATATACTCCTTAGTTATGCTTTGTAGATTTTTGAATACAATTTGCACTTTATATCCTGTTATTATTACTTTTTCGATGTGCTTATTTACTATTTCATCCGAATACTCTCTTGCTTTTGTTTTAGGTTTTTTATATATACTTAGAATCTTGTAATTTCTCATTTTATCAAGCATATCACTTAGTTTTTCTTGTATAGATTCTATTTCTTTTTTATATTGAGCATATGTTATTAATTTGTCAAGGTACAATCTTTTAAGTCTTTCCTGCAATTCTTGCTGTTCTCTTATCTTATTTTTTAATTCTGTATCACAAGGCAATTCGTATGGTGTGTCTATATAATCATTGTAGGCATCCAATATAATTTCATTTAATAAAGGTTCTGGAATTTCTATTGCTGGACATATTGCTTTACCACGCCTTTCCTTTGTTAAGCACATCCACAACCTATTATCAAAATTGATTATCTTTTTATTGATTCTGTGTCTGAAGTTTTTTCCACAAAGTCCACATTGTATTTTGCCAGATAGTGCATAAGTTGTTTTAGCCATATTTGGTCTAACTTGTTTTGAATACTCAAATTTCTTTTGCATAAGTTCTTGTACTCTATTAAATGTATCCCTATCTATTATTGCATCATGATCATTGGTAACATAGTATTGTTCTAATTCGCCTGTGTTCTTTTTCCTTATTCCGTTGGTATAAGTTTCTTTTTGTAATAATGCATCCCCTACATATTTTTCATTTGTGAGCATACCTTTTATTGCACAAGGATGCCATACTTCATGTCCACAGCAAGTTGCAATTTTTAGTTTTGTAAGTTGATTAGCTATTGAGTTTGTTCCATATCCTTTTAAATACATGCTAAATATAAACCTTACGATTTTTGCTTCAGCTTCATTTATAATCATATGTTGATTTTCATCGTGATCATATCCAAATGTTAAGGTTTTAGGAACTATGCCCTGCTTAAATTTGTTTCTTGTTGTAAATTGGACATTCATACTCATTGTTTTTAGTTCTTGTTCTCCAAGGATTGCTTTTATCTTTAACAATAAATCTTGAGGACACTTTAAGGTGTTTATGTTTTCTTCATCAAAAATTATTGCAACACCTTTTTCTCTTAACTTTTGTATTACTTCCATTGTTTCTTTTGAGTTCCTGCCGAATCGGTAAATGCTTTTTGTGTAGATTTCTTTTATAAATCCAGCCATTGCAAGATCTATCATTTTACAATACTCTTTTCTTTGTATAATCCTAGATCCACTAATTCCTTGATCTGCGAATACCCCACAAAATTTTCTATTTGGCAAGGATTGTAGTTTTTCTGTCCAATAACTTTCTTGCATAAGCAAACTTGATTCTTGTTCTTCTTTCATTGTACTTACTCTTGCATAAGCACAACAAGGAATCTCAATGTTTGCATTATCTATCCTTTTTACTTTTGCCAATTTAACACCTCCATTTTTGGTCAATCAAACAATGCCGCAAAGAACTTCAAAAGTCCAGCGAAATCTGAAAGAAATAAGACTTTTTTAACAAATAAAACTTTGTTTGTTTAGGGTGTCCAATTCCTTATATTCTTCACTTGTTATTAAGCCATGATTCAACAGCATTTCTGCTATTCCTTTACTCAATAAGTATTCTATATTATTTTTTGTCATCATTAATTTCTATTTCCTTTACATCAACACCAAATTTCTTTAATTGTTTAAATATTTGATTACATCCTGTTGCTGATAATCCACTAGCACCACCAACAAGGATTGCTATAAACCAATTGGATGCCGAAATAATTGATGGAAAGGCAAAGTAAAAAACGATTCCTAGTATTGCTCCTAACCCTAGAGCAATCAAAGGAATAAAACGAATCAAGGTTTCATTTTCTTTAGCAATATACTTTTTATAAATTTCCATTAAAACAAAAACCAGTGCTACAATCACTGGTACACAAATAATTTCTAACATATCACTTATTCTCCTTTATCTGAATTTTCTATTAAAAAACATAGCATTTCTTTGTTAACTTCTTCGTAGTCATGCAATGCTTTTTTCATTTCTCCATTCGTTTTACCATCTCGTAAAGCAATGGAGTTTGCAACTGTAAGGTCGCCTAGAGCTGTTATACTCTTAATTACTAACACATCTCTTTTATGTCGCTGAGCATCTCTCTTTTCTTCTTCTTTGTGTCTTTTCTTAAAATAGTGTTGCAAAAAGAAAAGCACCATGCCTGACACGATGCTTGCGACAATACTTATAATTATTGATACCATCTTTTCTCCTATTCTACATTGATGTTTGAAGCATTTACTAATGTGAACTTCGTTGTTCCATTTAGCATATTATTAATCTGCTCTTGTAAATCTTCTCGTTCATTTGATGCTGTATTAAATTGAGCATTAAAATTTGTTGTTAAGTTATTAATAGCTTCTTGAACAGAACTATCTATTAATTGTTTTAACACCTTTCCTTGTTTTGCTGATAAAACATAAGCAGCATTGTCGGACTCTAGATTGTCAACAATTGTGACACCTGCATCATTTCCTTTTAATGCCACCAATCCCCAATAGTTATTTTCTTCACTTGGCAAAGGTTGTTGATTTGTATTAGTTTGTTTGCACCAATAAGTACATCCATGCATACTCACTGTGTCTATATAATATTCATCATTTATATATTGTGTAGTTGAATCCCATGGACCTCTATTTCGATATGATTTCCCTTGCTTCGGTGCAGGAACATTAAAATGAATATTTTTTCTCTTTGTTGAACTATTTGTTTCTATCTCGACTGAAACATGTTCGGTGCAGTCTATTTCTGAACTTGTTACAGTTAAGTTTTCCACAATATCTAAGGTTGTTGTGGATTTTTCGTTAGCAGCGTTAGCAACTGCCACCGCATTATCCGATTTTGTATTTGCACTATTAGATATAGTCATTGCATTGTTAGATTTTGCATTAGCTTCATCTGACACTTGTTCTGCATATTCAGCACTTTCCTGTGCAGCCTTTGCACTTGCTTCTGCATTTGTAGCTCTTGTATTTGCAGATGTGGCACTATTCTTAGCACTTGAAGCACTAGCTTGAGCATTTTCTGCACTTTCTTGAGCAGCCTTTGCACTTGCCTCAGACTCCAGGGCAGCCCTTTCCGAATTTGCTGTTTTATCTAAAGCTTCTCTTGCAATCTCTAATGACATGTTGGCATATTCATATGTTTTCAAAATAAGGTCTGGATTGTCTGAACCCTGCTTTCTCACATACATTACAGAATCTTCAACTATTATTTTTAATAGCTTAAAAGGAACAATAGTTTCTGACTCATCTGCTAAATATGCAATAAATTGAATTTGCAATTCTCCTTTAATTGTTACAGGAGTTGGCAAAGTAAATGCAAAATTTAACTTATCAAAATCTTCGCCATAATCTTTTGTTTCATTTTCTGGAGTATATAATCCTATACTCCATTTTTCATTTCTAACATTTTTGAAATCCACTCTTTTTGAATAATCTTTATATTCTTCTGGGAAATGCACAAGAATTGTTGTTGCATTGTTTTCCCCAGAAATTACCTCATATTCTTCGGTATTTTCAGCAACATATTGTTTGTTTCGTTTTAGTGTTACTTCTATTCCTTGCATAATCCCTCCTATCGTGCATTAGGATAACCCCTTGCTCTATTCATGTACTGAACTGAAATCACACCATTTACCGATGTTATTCCAGAGTATCCAGATATAAACCAAAATTGAACATAAATTCTCATATAGGTTGGTTTCCATTCTTGAACCGAACCTCTATATGTTCCACCATTAAATAATAAAGTCCACTGTCTTGTTGTTCTATCAAAATACAATTCGTAAGTTAATCTACTAGCAGGTGTATCACTTCCTTCATATGTTGTATCTAATATTGTCGAACCATTTACTACACACTTACTTGTTATTGTCCATTTTGCAGTTAGATAGTTAAATGATATTGTTCCGGTTATTGTGACTACTTCATTTCCATCAATATCAAAAACTGACAAACCACCACTATATTGCATCGTTATTTTTATATGATCGCAGTAGTATCTTGTAAATGCATAACCTGGATTGTAATTTGTTGTCATGACTCTAAGTGTTGTTCCATCTCCAGATATGTCTGGATAATCTCCAGCATGTGCTTTTTCTCCAATTAATTCGCTAGCATTATAGTCGGCTGCTGTGTATCCCATCACATGTTTATTTCCCCAATAAATTTCTCTTATTGGTCTACCACCTAGCCTATTTCTAAATAGTTGTTTAGCTCCAAAGTATGCTGGCATAGGCACCTCACACTGTAATAAGGTATAAAACCCTATCGTATCTCGTACTTGGTGTTGATGAACCAGTATAAACTATTAATGTTCCTGCTGGTGGACTACTCGTTGGTGCTGCTGTTGTAAATACCAACCTTTGCGCCATTGTTGCATTATCTGCTTGGGGTGTGTGATCCGCTTCTGGTGTATGATCAGCTTCCCAACAATGTTGAGCAAATGATATTCTTTCTAGGTTTTTTCTTAAGTCTGTATAGTTTATTGCTCCACTAGTTGATATTGATATAAGGAATAAAGGCACTTGATGTATTCCTGTTGTTATTTCCGAAAGGTCATCTTGTTGCAACTCAATAACAGATGTATCGCTTTGTGGTGTTACTTTTATGGACATTGATTGTGGTCTTGCTGACAAGTCAAACTCTGCATAGACCTTTGAGTATTGTGTTCCACTACTTGGTACTACGAAGTTAAACTGCACAGGTGCATCACTTAAACCAAAGTAGCCAAAGGCATGTGCCATTCCTGGTCCAATAATAATTCCCCTATCTATCTTTGTAAGTGCGAACCTATTTTTTTCGCTTGCTACCACTCCTGGAACTATCTGGCTATAAAAATTGTAGATCTTTGCATCAAAGGTTGGAACAATTTCGTTCTTCCCTGTGACACTATCTCCAATTCCTTTTAGGATGTATCCCATTAGTTTTTCCTCCTATACCTTCTATCGTTATATATTTTCATTCTATCTGTGAAATCAATTCTTGTTTTTCCAAACACACATGTGTAATATGGATCGTTCATTGTATATTTTAGTCCTGTAAAAATTGACTGATATTCTCTATCTTCATAGACTATTGTGACCTTATCTCCATATCGAAAGTTTTTACACTTAACCATTGTTTGTGTTTTTGCTAGTTTATAAAGTATGCAATGATTGAAAATGTTTCCACACAATTCACTCTTTGCTTGTTCTTCTTTTGTGTAGCCTTCTTTTATGGCATCTGTTTCATCCCAACTTACATATTTAGTTTGTGTTGGCATTACCCTTCTTTCATCATTTATATTAGTCGTTACTTGGTTGTTCTCAAGCAAGTAGTATGTTCCTTGTTCCACACCTGTGTCTGCATTATAAAAAACGACCTTGTTATAGGTCGGCATATCATTGTTATCAAATTGTGGTTTTGATAGTTTTATATTGTCTTTTATAATGTACCCTTCGGTTGAGTTCTTTGCTATCATGCAAACTATTTTGTTGCTTACGAAGTTTATTGAAAAATCTAAATAAATGTTGTAAGTGTCAAACATCCAATCAATGAAATCTGCAAGGTTTATCGTATCTTCATCATCACTATACACACAACTATATTCGCTACCAAATGTCCTTATTTCTAGTGGTAGTTTCTTTTGTACATCTACTGTGTCAATAAAAGCATATGTGAGTATTGTTTTTAATCCTTGCACCCCATCAAACTTTCTTCCAAGCAAACTGGTATATTTGAAGACATTGATTACTGTGTCATTGAATAACTCTTTCATATGTTTGAACGAGATCTTTTGTTCTGTGTTATCAATGGAAGTTATGACTCCAAGTTCTACTAGTTTATTTCCATTTATGAGTGCAATAATGTCGCCTTTGAACCCCATTGAAGTATCAATAATTGATGCTGTGCTAGTGTTGTTAGATATTATGTCGTAGTCAATCGAATAATCCTTTACAACTCCACCATCAATGTATTGCAAGGTGTTTCTTGCATAAATTCTATAATGAACCATTACACCAACTCCTTTTGTATTGAATAACTAATCGTTACTTTACCAAAGTCGGTATTGACTGCTGAGAAAACTAGTGTAGATTTCCCCGATGGTATTGTTAGAAAGTTTGAGTAAGTATAGTCCTTTTCGCCTATATAATACACATCTTCTCTAATGTATTCTCCATCAACTAGTGTATATAAACTTGCTTCCTGTTTATTTGGGCTACTATCAATTTGCAAGAAACTATTTTCTTTTACTATCAAGTTGTATTTGGCTTGATCTAGTATTTCGCCATCTTGAATAATTCTTATAAATGGTGTGTCAGTTACAGCTTCTACCTTTATAATGCAACTTGTTGGTAGGTTTCCTTCATTGTCTATATCTACAGCAAGGTTATTACTACCACCATAGTAGTATGGATAGTAGTATGGGTACACGAGTGGTTCTCCATATCTACTTAATTCTAGGACTATTTGTTTGTCCTTTTTCCACCTTGATAGGCAAGCAAATTTTACTTCGCATTTTAGGAAACCTGTTTTATAATCAATTTCACTTTTCTTTAATTCGTTGATCAACACCAACTTATACCATTCGCTTTCTAATGGGTTATCGTGTGAGTGTCCATTTATTGAGTAGTAAAGTTTCATTGGTGTTTTTGTGTTTATGTTTCCTACGAAGTTCACAAATGCTGTAAAGTGATCATAATCTGAAAAATACAAGTCGCCTACTATTGTTTGCGATTGTGTTTCTACTTCTTCTATAAAGCAAGTATTCTCTACTTCATATGATGTTATTTTTGTTTTTATACCAAAGCCTTCCGGTTCTCCAAAGAAACTACTTCTTTTGTCGTATGGGTTCTTGGGAGTTAGATTCCAGATTTTGCCTTTTTCATTTTCTAGCCAAAACTTTCTCACTAAATCTTACCTCCCAATTCCTTATTTATTCTTTCTGCCAATAAATCAGCAACTAGTTCAGCATTTTCTTGGCTTATAGGTGAATCTCCTGTCGCATTTATGTCTACATTGATATCTACTTGACTATGGTTTGCATTTTCGCTTACCTGTGTGGTGTTTACATCAAAGTCCGAGCCCATATTCGAATATTGAGCTTCCAGGTCTGCCATTTGTGATGTTTGCTGATTAAGTGTTTGTGTTAGGTTTGTGCTTTGCCCCATCAAAAATGCGAACAATGTGGCTACAACTAGCACCACCGCTGCCACAGCCCATAGGATTGGCAATAATGGTGTACTTGCCGCCGAAACTGCTCCAATACCACCAGCTGCTCCATAACTTGCTACTGTGATTGCCTTTATCACACCTACTATTGCAGTAACTATTGACACGATTTTTGGTAGTAGCACTATGATTAGCAATAAAAATAGTGTGAATTTTTGTTGTTGTGGACTCATACTACCAAACCAATTTGTTATTGCTGTTAGTATTGGTAGGACATTCTCTATTACAAACTCACTTAATACCTGTATTATTGGTAGTAAGTTTTCAGCAAGTTCTGCACTCACTTCCATAAAGCCAAATTTTAGTTCGTTCCAGGTTTCTTGCACTTGCTTTGCTGTCTTTACCTGTTCTTCTGTTGTTATTCCTAGGTCTTGCTGTTTTTGGTTTAATTCATCAATCGTTTCTGCTGATGTTTGCATCACTTCTAAGACATTTATTGCATTTTCTCCAAACAACTCATAAGCAAGTGAATTTCTTAACGAAATATCTTCCATTCCTGCCAATGCTTGGAGCACTTCATCATATACAACACCTAGTTCTTTTGTATTTCCATTGAGGTCTTTGGTTGACACTCCTAAATGCTCTAAAATGTTTAGGTATCCTGCACCATTTCCTAGTGCTATGCTTGACATAACACTCTTTAGACTAGTCAATGCCGAGTCAAAGTTACCTGCATCTCCTGTTATTTCCTTGTAAACATTCCTTTGTAGTTGCATTTTTTCAATGCTGACATCAAGTGCTTTTGCCTGTTCTTCTATTGCTAATGTCTGGTTTGTGAATGCTGTTATTGATGCTGTTATCGTTGTGATCAAGGCAAGTGTCAATGCTGAAAATGTCTTTAATGTTTGTTGTGATTTCTTTAATGCACTATCTACCTTGCCAAAGCCCTTTTCTAGCTTTCCAATTCTCTCTATTGTTGGTGCATCTGCTGTCTTTTTTAGTTCTACATTGTATTTTGCAAGTTCGTTTTCTGCTTGCATTACAGAAACCTTTATTTTATTAAACTCTTTGGCTGTCAAATCCCCCTTTTCAAAGGCTTTTGTGGCCTCTATTTGTTTCTGTCTTAACAATGCAACTTTCTGGGTTGCAAGCCCTATTTGTGTTTCTAGATTCTTCATTTTTTGTGCCGATGCTTCGGTGTTTTTTGAATCTAGTCTTAATGCCTTATCTAGTTCTCTTGTTTGAGAGGTGGTTTGCCTTATTGACTCGTTCAGTTTCTTTACTTTCTGGTCTATCTGTTCCAGACTTCTACCAACTTCCATTAGCCACCTCCTATCCCTTTATTTTTCTTTGAAATCTGTCGTATATTCTCTCATCCATGTCTTTTAGGTTATGGATTGCTTTGTTTATGAACCTAGTTCCTTTTATGGTGCTGGTTCCATAGTTGAGTATGTTTGCTATCTTTTGGTAAGGAACACCTTTTCGGTTTTCCCCTTGGAACTCTACCGAGTATCCATACCAATTATATTTGGCTACAATCTTGCTTTTCTTTAATGAGTTTAGAAGTCCAAGTGTCGCACCCCTCGGTGTTGTGGACTCTAATTGTTTTATTAGATTTTCCACTTCTAGATCGATTTGCTCTTGTATAGCTTCTATCGCATATTCCCCATAATCACTTATTTGCTCAAAATATTCGGCTAATTGCTTTGAAACACCATCATTCCAACTTGCCATTTATCCCCTTAATTTTCCATTGAGTGTCATGTCTGACAAACTCATAGGTTTTGTGTATTGAATATTCTTTCCTTCTGCTTTGGCGATTGTCAATGCATCTATTTGTGCTGAATAATCTATTAGGTCATAGAAAACATTAAGCCCCATATCTGCCATGTTTACATGAACCCCTGTTTTTATGGCACAATAAAGCATTTGAGTTGTAAAATCTCCCTCAATTTGGCTTGTTTCAGCACTTCTTATCCCTGGATTTATCTTTTTTTTTGAGCAATAAATAATGAGAAAAAGTCCAAAAGTTCGCTGATTATCCCCTTATCTGTGATTACATAAGGTGGAATACTCATAATCAATTCGCCAACATCCATTTTGTTTGGGTATTGTGCTGTTGCAATTAGTGATGCTATAAAGTTCAGGATAAACTCACAATCAAACTCGTATTGCTCCATTGTTGAGAGCACTTCGTTTGCTTCTTTATCTTCTAGTTTTTCTAGATCTTCAATGGTTTCAATGTTGTATTCCTTTAATTTTTCAAGAGTATCCTTATTAGAGTTTTTCTTTGCGAAACCAATGATGTCGTTCAGCAAATCTTTGCCGAAATAACTCTTGTAAAGTATAAATGTGAAGGCATTTCCACATAGTTTTATTTCTTCGCCATCATCTGTTTTAATGGTCTTTATTAATCCATATTGTTTCATTGTTATGCTCCTACTGTGCTATCTGGAATATAAATTGCATCTTGCACTTTTGCCCAAATGTCTTTATTTAGATTACTGTTTAGTATTGTGTATGTTACTTTGTCTGGCTCATTCTCTGTATTGATGTATTCGTGTGGGTACACCTTTACATTAAGTGTTAGGTTTCTAATTGTCTTACCATCAAAACTAATGCTTGATAATGTTGGCAATTGGAACACTGCCCTATACATAGTAAACATTGACTCACTACCATCTCCGACACTTGAATAATAACCAAATGCAAGTTCTTTGCTCTTGGTTTTACTCTTAATGATTACAGCACCATTTTTGTCGATTTTTACATCAAAAAACTTTGAATAAACATTAAATGGTAGCACTGCGAATTTGATTGTGCCTTCGCCTGTTACTTGGGTGTTTAATCTAATAAATGAAACATCATCATCTGCATTGATTTCAGTTGTTTCTGACTTGAATTCAATGCTTACTTCCATCAATCCTTGATGGTATTGCTTTTCTCCAAATGTTCCATCTGGGTTAAGTGTCGCTGCAAAAAACTTTTTGTTTCCTGTTTCATACAACTGGGAAACATTTACTGTCTCGTTTGCCATTTTTCTCTCCCTTCTAATAAATTTTGTATAATGTCAAAGGATAATGAAAAAGTGAAGTTTCAGACTCAAAAATTTCATCTGCAAACTCCACCTCAAACCCGTTATCCTTGAATATGTCCTCTATCTTTTCTAGCAAGTCCAAATTGTCTTTGCTATCAAAGCTTCTTTTGCTGAAGACATCAATTGCAACCATAACTTCACGAAGGAAGTCATCATTATCTGCATTTATTTTGCTTTCAAAACTTGGGAAATAATACGACACATAGGTGGTCTTATTTCTTGCTTTTGGGTTTCTCAAAACACCATGCCAAAACAATGTTTTTGTTGCTCTATCTATTTCTGCATCTGTTAGTGAAATACCTTCCACCAGGTCAATGCTTTTTAGTAGCTTTATCACTTCGGTTCTACATACCTTTCTTGCCTTAATAGTTCTCATATCGCACCTCATCATAACTTGGCGCAAGTATTTCGTTTGCTCTTATTACCAAGTCGCTTTTGTTATGTTCATAACCATCGATTGAAACTATATCGTATGTTTTTCCTTTGAATTCCAAATATAATTCGTTTACTATCTTTGGATTATAAACCACCTTGAACTGTGTGGTTTCTTCAACTTGAACTGCCCTTGCAGAAAATCTTTCATTCTCTGAAAGTTCTCTCACATAACACCATAAGCCACCACTTTTCTTACTATGGATATAGGTTTTTATAACCTTTTCGTATCCATCAATAACTTTGGTGCTTATGCTAAAAAACTGCACTTTTTTATCTTTGTTTTCTTTCTTTTCCATTAGAAACCTTTTCTCCTATACTCAGAAAGTAGCAAAGCAACCGAATTTTCAATCTCTCTTGCGTTTGTGTTTTCACGATTGTTGTAATATGCACTTACAATAAATTTGGCAGTTTCTTTGATTGTTGCAGGTACTTCTTGTAGTTCTGATATTGGGTATCTTAGCACTTTCTCTATGATGCCCTGTGCTAGTTTTAATAAGTCGGCAAGGAGGGAGTCTAGCCACTCCCCATCAATGCCCAAATATAATTTCATTTCTTCAATTGTTGGCATATCCTTGCCCTACCTTATTAATTATTCTTCTGTTTCAGTAGTTTCTGATTGTTCTGTTTCTACTGCATATCTTGGTTCGCCAAGCAATGCAACAATTCCACATGTTACTGTTGTGCTTGCTACCGCATCAACTTTGATTTTGATGCTAGTTGCATCGTAGTGAGCAATTTCATTTGCTACTACATTGATCCTGCTTTCAGTGTTGCCACCGATTGTGATTTCTTCATTCTTGATTTCTTGTTCTGTTGCATCTGGGAGAATTGCTACAACTGATGCTTTGGTTGTTGCTGTGTCGCCTTCGCCAGTGCTAATAACAATTTGTGCTGATTGATAGTTATCAAGTTTTACTTCTTTTGTTTCGATTGCAGAAGCAAGGCTTGAACCTGGCTCTGCAATGATTTCGATTTTGTTCTTTTCTAAATATTGACTCATATTATTCTCCTATAATTTATTTTCTTTTAGCCAATGCTACAAATGGTGATACTGTTGCACTACCTTTATATGGTTGAAGTGCCTTATTCCAAACTGGTTGTCCATCTACTCTGTAAATGAAACGGAATACATTCTCATCATAAAGGAAGCGAACATGAATTGATGATGTTGCATTGATGCCACCTTTATCAATTAAAATGTATTGACTGAAGTCAGCAAGGATGATATCTCCTACTTCTCCAAGTTCAGAGCATTGTTCAAGTGGCATAACTGGTCTGCCGAATAATGTGCCATATGGAGCTTCGCTCAAACCACCTGCTGGGATATACACTGGTTTATCTCCAACTCTAAGTGTGTAAAGCAATGGTTCAATTTCTGGGTTAATGTACCATACTGAGTTTGCTCTTGATCTTGACCACAATCTAGCCCACATTTTAACAAGGTTTTCTACTGTGATGATTTCAGTTTGGTCTTTCTCTTTCTCAACTTTTACAAGTGAACCTGCATTAAGGATTCCAAGTGGTTGACCTGCACCTGTTCCGCTAAGGATTGCATCATCAATTTTGAAGCCAAATTCTTCAGCAAATGCTTCACGAATAACATTTTCAAGTGCTGATGCATCTTGCAATAATTCATCTGTCACATAGCAAAGACCTGTAAGTTTCTTCAATGACAAATCCATAGTTCTAAATCTTGGTTTTGATGCTGTGATTTTATCAGCTTCGTTCTCCCAGTAAGTTTGAACTCCGCCCCATCTTGAACCATTTGCTCTTGAATCTTCATCAATTGCATTGATTTTAATTCCGTTAGCATTTGTTGAAAGTGGGATTTTCTTTACCTTTGATGCAAGGATACCTGTTTCATACGTTCTTTTCAAAAGTTCTGCAACAAAATCTTTTTGCACCAAAAAACCACCATCGCTTGGGTTTGTTTCGTTCAAACCGCTTGCTGACCTGGTGGTTAATCTTCTATCAATTTTACCTGCTGGTGTTGATGCACGATATACTGCCATCATTTGTTCGCCAAGTGTACGGAATTTTCTTTCTTCATTTTTCTCTGGATTATCTTTCACTACTTCTGTTTCATCTGGTTCGCCTGAGCTATCATTTTTAGTGTCTGCATCTTCTTTCTTTTCTGGCTTGCTTTCTTCTTCAAAATCGCCTTTAAAAACTTCAAGTCTTACAATCTGTTTTTCCCAATTTCGCATTTCAGTTTCTAATCTTGTAAGTTCTTTGTTCTCATCTTCTGTTAGGAATCTATCTTCCTTTTCTGCTTGCTCAATAATTTGGATTGCCTTTAATCTGCAATCATTTTTTCTAGCTTTAAGTTCTTTCAATGTTCTCATTTACTAATCTCCCATAAATTTTAATTTTTGTTTTTGCATCTCCAACTTTCTTTTGTTGGTTTCCTTGCTTTTTGCCACTTCGGATTGGTGGGTTCTTATAACATCAACTAATGAGCGAACACCACATTCAGTCTGTGCATATGCTGGGAAAGTCACAGGACTGACATCATATAGTTTCACTTTTAGTAGTTCACGAACATCGATATTGTCCTCATAACTCCATCGGTCGAGTATTACTGTGAAACCAAACGACATTTGTGTTATATCGCCACGCTTGATGCTTACAAGTAAGTCTTTTGCCCATTGTGTATCTGGTGGTACTATTCTCACTTTTAGACCTTTCTCATCTTCTTCAAGTGTGAGTGTGCCAGCCTTGTTTCTACCAAGGACATAGTTTGGATCGTGATTAAACAATGCTCTTATGTCATCGTTTTGAATTGTTTCTTCAAAAGCACCTTTCACAACCCTTTCTCTAAATGGCGAATTGCCACCTAGTTCTTCGCTCCAACTATCAAAAACTGATGCATAGCCTTCGATTGCTGGTTCTGTTAGAGGATCGACATTTGCTTCAACAACTCTTAATTCTTTAAGTGTTATCGTTCTTCTCTCAAACAGGTTTTTCTCCATTGCTTTGGTCATTATTGCCTCCTTCATTTATTTCATTTTTTGCACCTCCTGCTGCGATTGCCGAAATCATGTTTCCGTTTAGCAAATACAAATCGCCACCTTGCTCTTTTGGAATTTTGTTCATATCTTCCAAAGCACGAATTTCGTTAGCACTCATCCAGCCATTTTGTCTGGCGATTGCATACCCATTCATTCGTGTAGCAAAGTCGCCACGCATCAATCCGTCTACATTGAATTTTGCATAGTATATGGTTCTTTCTTCATCTGTAAGTAGCGACCTTGCAATGGCTTGTTCCCAGCGAACCAACCAAGGTCTTATTGTATGAACCACAAAATCTATGGATTGATGCTCAATATTACTAAAAGTGCTACGTGATAAGTCGCCTATCATATGTGGTGGCACTCTGAAAATTCTGCAAATTTCAGTCAATTGAAATGACCTTGTTTGCAAAAATTGACTATCTTCTGGACTCATACCAATCTCATGATATTTCATCCCTTCTTCAAGAACCGCCACCTTATGTGAGTTGGCTGTTCCTTGATATACCTTGTTCCAACTATCTCTTAGTTTTTCTGGATCTTTGACCACTCCTGGATGTTCAAGCACACCACCTGGTCTTGCTCCATTTCCAAAAAACCTTGCGCCAAATTCTTCTGTTGCTAGTGCTAGCCCCATAGCTTCCCTAGCATAGGTTATTGGACTCACTCCTAATACTCCGTCAAATGAAAAAGCAGGTATATGTAGTACCTGCTTTGGAGTGTATGTTGTTGCTATTCCTTTATTGTTTGTGTAAATATATTTTATTTTGTTTGTGACCGCATCCCTTTCCACTTTCATATTCTTGCTTTTAAGTGGGTATAGTTCTACGATTTGCCCTAGTTTATTTCTCTTGATCAACGAATAAGCATTTCCCCAAAGTAGCAAGTTTGTCATTAGCATTTCCCTATAAGTGAAACTTGACATTTCGCTATTTGGTGCATCTTTTAACAATGTAAACAATGGATGCTGTTTTGCTTTTTCGCTATCTCCATTGGTGAGTTCTTTCAACAGGTTTAATGGCAAACTTGCCACTGTTTCGCTTATCACTTTCACACAAGCATATACTGCTGAGATTTTAAGTGCTGTTTCTTCATCAACATCTACACCACTATTGCTCAAATGCCCTGTGTCGATATCAACACCTTTTATGAAGTCAGCAGTTTTTTGGTCAAGGTTTCTTTGCTCTTTCTTTTTGCGATTAAATAATCCCATTTCTGCTCCTATAAAATAATAATTCCTCTTTCATTGTAGACACTTTCTTGTTGGCCTCCGTGTCTTATTGCTCTGTCTAGTGCCATTATAAGTGCTATCGCACCGTCAATCTTTTCGGTTGACTTTTCTTTATCTGGCTTAATGTTCCCTGCTGGATCGGTTTTAATGTAAATATTGTCAACCATCCATTCCAGAACTTCATTGCCACCGTGTGCTATCTTTTTCTCAAGCACAAGCTTCATAAGTTCCTTACTTGGCGGACTCATATCCTTGTATCCTTGACCGAAAGGAACAATTGTGAACCCCATACCTTCTAAATTTTGAACCATTTGAACTGCTCCCCATCTGTCATATGCTATTTCTTTTATGTTATATTGTATGCCAAGTTCTTCAATGAACTTCTCAATAAATCCATAATGAACAACATTACCTTCTGTTGTCATTATTAATCCTTTCGCTTTCCAGGTATCATATGGCACATGGTCACGACGGACTCTTAGTTCTAGTGTTTCTTCTGGCAACCAAAAAAATGGCAGCACTTCATACTTACCATCTTCATCTTCTGGTGGGAACACAAGCACAAATGCTGTGATATCCGTTGTACTACTAAGGTCTAATCCACCATAACAGATACGACCTTTTAGACGCTCTTTATCTATCGCATACGAACACAAATTCCACTTATCCATAGGCATCCAACGTATTGATTGTTTAACCCATTGATTCAACCTTAGTTGTCTGAATAGGTTTTCTTCTGCTGGATTTTCCTTTGCATTGTTAAATGCTGCTCTTATCTTATCTATGTCTACTGTTATATCTAGGCTTGGATTTGCTTTGTACCAATTTTTCTCATCAGTCCAGTCATCATCATCCTTTATTCCATAAATAACAGGATAAAATGTCGGATCATGTTTTTTTCCATTTATCACATCTTCTGCTTTTCTGTGGACTTCATAGCATATGCTATTTCTATCAGTTCCTGCTGTTGTTATCAAAAAATACAAAGGTTGCTTTCTTGCATCTCCAGAACCTGTAAGCATAACATCGTATAATGCTCTATTGGGCTGTGCATGGAGTTCATCGAATATAACTCCGTGAACATTCAATCCGTGTTTTGTATATGATTCTGCTGACAGAACTTGATAGAACGATTTTAGCGGCAAATAAACAATTCTCTTTTGACTGGCGAGTATCTTACATCTTTTCTTTAATGCAGGACACTGATTTATCATTTCAACTGCAACATCAAACACAATTGATGCTTGTTGTCTATCAGCAGCACATCCATAAACTTCCGCACCATATTCCCCATCGCCACAAGTGAGATATAAAGCAACAGCCGCCGCCAGTTCGCTTTTGCCTTGTTTCTTTGGAATTTCAATGTATGCTGTATTATATTGTCTATATCCATTTGGTTTTAATGTTCCAAATAAATCTCTTACAATTTTATCTTGCCAAGGTAGTAGTTCAAAGTTTTTCCCGTACCAAACACCCTTGGTATGCTTAAGGGAATTGATAAAGGCAACTGCTCTGTCGGCAAGTGCTTGACCTTTTTGTTCAATTTCGTTCACTCTTCAACCCCTTATCAATGAAAAAAGGAAGGATTCCCCCTTCCTTTTGTATTGTTTATTTAATTTTCAAATAATTTTGTATCCTTTAATTCTACTATTTTTCCATCTCTTTCAAGGTATATATCATCACTTCCAAAAGCCTTTACGAATCGCTTTACTATTACATCGCAATAGTTTTCGCTCAGTTCTGAGTTGTATGATTTCCTGTTCAATTGTTCGCAAGCCATTAATGTAGAACCACTACCTGCGAAGGCATCAAACACGATTTCTCTTTCTCTACTGCTATTTCTTATTAACTTGCCACAAAGTGTTATTGGTTTCATTGTCGGATGTTCTGCATTTCTTAGTGGTTTTGCATCTTTTATTATATCGCTTGGATAGTTTTCTAGTATTTTGTTTAGCAAGTCAACAAGTTCTTCTTTCTTTAACTTGCTTATGTCTTTGGTTGTTTCTATTACTGTTGATAGTGTCCTATCATGTATAAAATAATGTGGTTTACCATCTACCACTTTCCAACCATATAGGATTGGTTCGTGCTGCCACTGGTAGTCGTTGCGACCAAGTGTGAAATGGTCTTTTGCCCAAACTAGTGTTTGTGATACTTTGAACCCAGCATCTTTCATAGCTTCAATAAAGTTGACTGATTCTTTGGTGCTATGGAATACATAAATTACTCCGCCACCTTTTGTTATTGCATATGCTGTTTCGTAAAACTTGAAAAGGAACTTGTAGAACGACTCATCATCCATGTTGTCATTTAGTATGCTTCTGTTTTCCATAATCACACCACGAGCCCTTGCTCTATCCTGTTCGCTATTACCATAATCTATGTTATATGGTGGATCGGTTACAATTAGGCTTGCCTGCTCGTTTTCGACAAAAAGACGCTCAATATCCTCCAACTTTGTGCTATCCCCACACAACAATTTATGTTGTTTGATATGCCAGATATCGCCATTTTGAGTAAATGGTTTGTTGTCTATTTCTTCCAAAGCTTCGCCAACATCAAAATTGTCCTCACTGACATTATATTCCGTTCCTGCAAACAACTCATCCAATTCTTCTGTTTCAAAACCTGTAAGGGAAACTATTCCACCTTGATCTAATTCCTTAAGCAAATCTGTAAGCAAATCATTATCCCATTCGCCACTAATTTTATTAAGTGCAATGTTTAATGCTTTCTCTTTTTGTTCATCAAGATCTACAATCACACAATCAACTTCTGTGTATCCTAAGTGTTTCATTACTTCAAGTCGTTGGTGTCCACCTACTACTGTGTTAGTTCTTCTATTTAGAATTATTGGCTCTACATAGCCGAATTCTTCAATGCTCTTTTTCAGTTTCTCAAACTCTTTATCGCCAGGTTTTAACTTTTTCCTTGGGTTATAATCTGCAGGTTTTAATTGTTCAACTTTCAATTTTTCAATTTTCATTATATTCTCCATAATAAAAAGGGACTCTTTTACGAATCCCTTTTGTTTAATCTTTTATTTGTTCCCAAGGAAACTCAGGTCTACCAAAGTGTCCATAGCACGCTGTTCGCTTATAAATTGGATTTAGTAATCCTAATTCCTTGATTATATTGTCTGGTCTGAAATCAAAGTTGTCATCAACATACTTTGCGATTTCTTTTAATGGTTTTGTGTTTGTTCCAAAACAATCAATGCAGATTGACACTGGATCGGCAAGTCCTATTGCATAAGCAACTTGAATTTCACACTCTGTTGCAAGTCCATGTGCTACGATATTCTTGGCAACATACCTTGCGTAGTATGCTCCTGACCTATCAACTTTGGTTGCATTTTTGGAACTGAAACATCCGCCACCCACTCGGCCAACTCCACCATAAGTGTCAACCACGATTTTTCTACCAACACAACCACTATCTCCAAAGCTTCCCCATACTGTGAATTTACCACTTGGATTTACAATGATTTGTGTTTGATTGCCTATAAGGTGTGCATATTCCGCCAAAACAGGCGCAACAACCTTGTCTGCGATTGTATCTCTTATTTCTTCCTTGCTTAGGTTTTTATCGTGCGACACGCTGATTAAAATGGTTGCAAACTCCAACACCTTTTTGTCGTTGTATAAAACTGATACTTGGCTCTTTGCATCTGCAAAGTATTTGTCTGTGGTTCTTCTAAAAACATCATATTGTTTCATAAGTTTATGAGCGACAATAATTGGCAATGGCATATACTCATCGGTTTCAGCTGATGCATATCCATATACCATTCCTTGGTCGTTTGCACAAAGTTCTTTCTTTACCACTGCTTGGTTGATATCTGGACTTTGCTCGCTTAGTTCTTTAATGATTGTAAATTCGTTTTTGTATCCTATATCCTTTAATACTTCCTTAGCAATTTTATCATAGTCAATGTTTGCTTTGGTTGTTGCTTCCCCATAAATAAATAATTTGTCATTTTTTATGGCACATTCAACTGCCATTTGGCTATTTGGATCTTGGCTTAATGCTTCATCCAAAAATGCATCCGCGATTATATCGCATGTTTTGTCTGGGTGTCCGCAATTGACACTTTCACTTGTTACTACTTTAATCATATTCTCTCCTATTTGATTTTATATTTCCATAAAAAGTCATAGAAAAACCCATCGATACCGATGGGTTAAAATTCGAATATAGGAATTACCATCGGTCAGCCTTTAGCACCTTAGCATCGCCAGGTTGCTGTGTGGTCATAGGGGCTGTCCCTCGCACACTCTTTATGGATAATACTATATTAGCTATTGGTTTTTGAGAAGTCAAATCATTTACAATTTTTCTTCCATTCTTTTATAAGTATCTTTTAAAGCATCTTCTAGGTATGCTATGTCTAATCCAACATCGTAGTACCCTTGCATTATTACATCGTAGTATCCACGACCTGGGAATGCTGGTTCGCCTATGTTCATAATATAGACTAATGCTTTTTCTGTTTTGCCATTTAGTTCAATGTCTAGGTATTCCTTACGATATAGTCTTGGGTATCCCTCATATCTATCTAATGCTCTTTCACTTTGTTCATCTATATCCCATATTGCCACAGGTACTACCGAACCTTGTTTTGGCTCTATTGTTGCTACATTTCTAAATGTGAGTTGGTAATCTTTTAACATCGTTGTACCTATCACTTTTGCTGTGGGGCATCTCATTCCCATTTGCTTTATATTTAAGTTACTTCCATATGCTATATATTTTTTCATTATGCTATCCCCCTATTTCTCCATGCGATATTTCCACTTAAGTTGCTTAGTAAGTGTTGTCTTGCTGTTTTAAATTCTTCTCCTATTAAGCCCATTCTTAGTAGCCAAGTTCTAAATGTATATTTTGCATTTGTTGTTTCTGTGTGCCTTCTTGTTGCTCCAGATTGTGTTTTGGCTTGGTGGCTTATTGCTAGGCATAGTTGGATGTATGCTTTTATCTTTCCAGCATGTGTTGTACTATTGAAGCATCTAAATTCTACCGTTCCCTTTTGCCATACCGAGTGTAGGTTCAATGCTCTATATCTTGTTTGACTATAATGCATGTGAGCTTCATCGTGTCCGTTGTACCATATTTTGCGTATTCTTGACATATCTTTTTTAGTTCTAGTGTTTAGCTTATCTAGGAAGCTGTTGTCAACTTTTTTACACCATCTTTCCGCTCTTGATGGATCAACCCCTAGTGCTTCGAATAATAAGTTTTCTTTACTGGACATTATGTTAGCCAAGTTTTTTAGACTTTGTGCTGTATGCTGACTTGCATCTATGTGGATGTGTATTCCTGTAGAGTGGTTTACTTTCATTCCACCTTCTCTTAGTTTTCTTACAATCTCTTGGATTACTTCAATGTCTTCGTAATTGCATATTGGACTTACCAACTCGCATCTTGATGATGAGTTTCCTGTTGGAACTATGCTTGCATCACTTACTACTTTCCATTTTCTATTTGTGGCATCGTAGATATGATATTCATCATATGAACCACCTGCGAATCTTTCAGTTGTTCCAAAGTGTTTTGCGATTATTCTTGCCGCATTAAGCCTTGTCATTCCTGTGAATTCAATTTCTATTCCGAATCTTTGTGATTTCATTATAACCCTCCTTTTAGGTTAAACAAACAATACCGCAAAGGTTCTGAGAAGTCCAGCCTAAAACCGAAAGAAAAACAAAGAATTTTCAATTATTTTTCGTGTAAAAATAATTGCTTAAAAATGGCTTCTAACACATTAATTACAATGCCATTCCCTGCTTGTTTATACATTTGTGTATTACTAATTTTGCTTGACTTTATTTTATTTATCTGTTCATCCTTCCATCCCATCAAACGCCAACACTCGGTTGGTGTTAACTTTCTGATTCTTAAATAATCATTTACCTGGTGGAGTTCTGCTTTTAACACCGACGCACTTGCCGTATCAATTCCACAATTTGTTGTTTGTGTTGGTGCTATATCTCCTAACTTTTTACTATGATATGGATTAAATAGTTCTGGGATGTATCCATGTTTATCTGTGAATTTCTTATATCCACGACAAATAAGTTTATTTGGTTTCTCCATTACCATATTATCCTTTGACACTGTGGTTATGGTGTTAACTAATCCCTTATTATTTTCTTCAATTACTTGTCCAGCTTCTCGACCTCTAATAGCAATAATTTTTGTTTCTGTTCCGCCGCCACCTCCAGCCATTATAGTTGGACATATTCCATCAGGATCAAACACCTGTCTTATTTGGTTATATCTTTTATCCCAAACTCCACCCTCTAATTTGCCTACCGCTATGAGCTTCGGTTCGTGATAATCTCTAGCACATAATGTTGCACATATATCTTGGTCGCCATGTAGCAATCCTTTTCTTTGGTTAAAGGTTGTGTTAAGTATACTTATTATCGTTGAGGCTTTTAGGTAGTACCTTTCTTCAACCTCATTTTCAAGTATATCTTTGAGCCTTATGTTAAGTGGTTGTTTTTCTGGGAATTCAAATGGTTTATGATCTCCAAGTATTGAAACACCAAACACTCTTTCTCTGTTTTGTGGTATTCCATAATCTTTGGCATTTAGCACTTTTGTATAAGTTGTGTATCCTAAACCATTCAAAAAGGATAGCCATTTCTCATAGCTATCCTTAAATTTGACTCCTATTAAATTTTTGACATTTTCTAGTAGCAGATATTTTGGCAGTGTTCCTTGTTCTTTTGCCACAAGTAGCAATCGCTCAACTTCCCATAACAGCCCTGACCGAGTACCACTACCTTGCTCAAAGCCTTTTTGTAATCCTGCCACAGAGATATCTTGACAAGGGAACGAGTAAGTCCATAAATCTGCTTTTGGCAAACACTTAATCTTTGTTATATCTCCAAGATTGTTTACATTAGGATTATGCAATGTTCGGTATGATTTGTCTGCTGATACATCGTTATCTGCTACTGCAATAACTTCGTGTTCTATTCCTATGTTCTTCAAGGCTTGGGTTTGCGAACCTATGCCTGAGAATAATTCTATTACTTTTAGCATCATTTCCCCCTTAGTAAACTTTCCATGATATCATCATTCGGAGAAGTGCTATCTAGTTCCGTTAGTTTTGTTTCTCTCACAACTTGATATATTTTTCCCCATACATCATTTGTCATTTTTAAATATTGTTGAGACAAAGAAACATAAGGATTTGGAATTGGTTTTCCACCAGAATCTTTAACCAAAAAACCATGTGTGCTTATTGCTTCTTCACTTTCTAGCCATCTTGATTTACAATGAGAATATTCTTCAATGTTATATGGCAATATCCCTTTTGTACAACCAATTTTCTCTAACCAATCTACAAGGCTTTTATAAATTTCTTTTCCTTTTTTTGTTAACCAACTTGGTGGTTCTTTTGGTAATTCTTTTCCTTCTTCAAAATTCAAAACCTCAATTGGCCTTTTCCCAGGATTTCCATTTAGTATTTTTTCTGTTACTGATTTCTTTGGTCTACCCGCTCCTACTCTATATCCACCACTTGCCATTTTTACCTCCATTTTGATTTTTTTTGATTATTTTTTGATTTATTTTGAAATTAAATTTTTATAAGCAAAAATAAAAAACATAGCAAAATATAAGGGTTCTGCTATGTTTTTCACTTCTCTTTTTTGATTATTTTTTTGATTTTTGATTTTGCGACTTTTTTTGTATGACTGCCGCCCCGCTCTTGAAAGTAAAAGCCCTAGAGATTTGACTCCCCCTAGGGCTATATCTTTTTATATTCTTCTGTAATCTTTCTCAGCTTCAAACACCTTAATTGCATGTGTTAAGTTCGCATGTGCTTGTTTCATATCCTTGTAGAATGCATTTCTATCTGCATCTTGTATATATGCCTTATAATTGTTTATTACCATTTGCACACTATTTACTGAACTTTTAAATGCATCCAAGTATCCTAACAAGTCCTCATCTGTCATTTCATTCATGTCATACTTTTGGTTGCCTGCTGTTACAAGTCTTTTTTCTGGTCTTATAAGTAATGCTTCTGGCACTCCTTGTTTTCTTAATTCATTATATATTTTTGTTTCATTCTTTTCCATTACTTTTCTCCTTTTAATAATCACACTCTGCTAGTAGTTCTCTGAACTCTATATAATCTTCTGGTAATGATGATTTCATTAGTTCAGCTTCATCGTAGTAATCTCTTGATGCTTGCTCTAGTCCTTCTTTATCTTCGACTTCGCTACCCATAATCATTAAGTCGATTGCTTCGTTATAGATTCTTCTGAATTTTATAACTTCTTGCCTACCGTATTTCTTGATTAAGTCAGCTTCCATCTTTTCAATTTTCTTTTTGTTCTCTGTCATATTATCCCTCTCCTTTTAGGTTAAGCAAACAATACCGCAAACATCTTATGAAGTCCAGAGAAAAGTTGAAATTTTTTAATATTTTTTTACCCCAAAACGACTGCCTTCTTCTACTGATTTTCGACTATGACAAGACCAACACAATGTTTGCAAATTGTCTAGATCATAAGGTTCGCCACCTTGTTTTATTGGTACTATATGGTCAACAATCTTTCCTACTACCATTGTGCCATTTTTATGACATTCTTCACAAAAAGGATTCATGTGCAACTTCTTTTTTCTTGTTTCAATCCATCTCGGAGTTCTATAAAAGGTTCTACTTAATTCATCCCTTTTATATTGATTGTAAATTTTGTTATCTTCTTTTTTATGTTTTTCACAAAAGATTTCATGTGTAAGTTCTGGACAACCAGGATGTCGACAAGGCTTTTTAGGTTTAAATGGCATTTCCTTTCTCCTATGAAAAAGCAACCTGCATTTACAAGTTGCCTTTTGTTTTATCTCACACTTATATTATACGGGGATTTTTTATTCATTTCGTATTCATTTTTTGTCAACCTGTCCCATTTTGGTGTCAACTTTTAAAAATTTAACGAAATTTTCTTCAATTTGGGCGACAGCTCGGTCTTTTTTTCTATAAATTGTTGATTTGCTCATGCATATTTGGTTTGCTAATTTACGACCTGTTTGCCCATTGTAGAAGAAAAGTTTTATCAGTTCTGCATCTTCTGGTATCAATCCAGCGACACAAATATCAATTGTTTCTAATGCTTGTTTTAGACTCTCCAATTCTGTTTTTACACTTTCTGGTAAGTTCTTACTTGCAAGCATGTTTGTCTTTGCCTTGTACTTATTATAATTGTTTAGCAAATCAATAACCGAATAATCGTTCATATCTACGCTGTTGCTCCTCATCCAATTTTCTTTCCCTTTCTTCTAGTATTTGTCTTTCTCTTAACTGCTCAACCCAGTCAGGTTCATCTTTATCTGGATTAAGTTTGGTTTCATACCATCCACGAATAATCCCAAGATCCTCCATTTCTTCATCCCAATATTGTGCTTCACAAACACCTACAACATTCCACATCTGCATTATACCCATTCTAATTCCTTTCTTTATAAAGTATATTATTGGGATATCTCCTAGGTAATCAACTAATCTATAATAATGTTTGTTTTGCACTTTTTTTTGATGCTTTATATAGAATTCTAATTCGTTTTTGGTTTCTTGTTTGTTAAAGTTTGATGAAGCACTTATGCACTCGATATCAAACTCAGCTTCTTCGGTTATATTAACCTTATGGACTAAATGCTCCATCTATCTCTCCTATAATCGTTCTATTACCTCTTTCACTTGCTCGACAGAGGTTACTACCTTAACAATTCCTTTTGCATTATCAATTCTATTCATGGTAATTCTTTGAAGTATAGTTGGTTTTCCACCTGGTCTTTTGCATTCAAATGCTATAAACTTGCCCTTATAACAAACTATCAGGTCTGGAATTCCTGCTGTACCGAACTGACCACCATGTTCTTTCCAATAGAAAAGGTTGGGAACTGATTGCAAGTATTTTTTTATTGAATCTACAATTTCTTGCTCTTTCATAAACTCTCCTATGAACTAAGGTGTCATAAGGTATCATAGGTATCATTTTGTGATACTAGTGATAAACAACACCAAAAGTCCTTTTACCTTTTTCATTTTTTTGCATTTTTAGGAGTGATACCTTAGTGACACCTTGGTAGCACAAGGTATCATTTGTTTTTATAGGGCTTAACCCCTTATTTTTAGGCACTTTTTTAGTTTTTAGTGATACCTGTGATACCTGTGACACCTTTACTCTCCTAGATCTAGTTCTTGCTGAGTGAACTCTGCACCTCTAATTGCTTCGCCATTGTAAGGATTTCGTTTGAAGAATCTATGCCTTTTGCCACAACTTGTCCTTTTTTCATCGTATTCGTGAATAATTCCATCTATTTTTAGTTCATAGGTTAGATGGTTTAATTCCATGCCAACCTTTGTATCGCTTGCCAACCTTGTTCCAAGAGGCAAGATATCAACACTTGCTTCTTTAAATTGTTTAGTAGTTCCTTGCCAACCACCAGGTTGTTTTTCAAGTAATGCCTTGATTACTTTCACCAATGGATTGTTTTCATATTCTTCTTTTTTTCTACGACTTTCTTCCATTTCTGGTGTACCCACCAAATCCCAGCGACCATTTTTATCGCCTTTTGTTATAACGAACTCTTGCTGTGAGACATCACGACCTGTAAGCAATAAATTTGCATCACAATCTAGTCTATTTTTCTTATAAATTAGCCACGATGTATCAAGTACACCCATCACACCATTTGTTCCGTTAATCATATTGAAGGCATCATTCTTATCTTCCATCTTTCTAACATGGTGCAATAATAAAATGCAAATATGGTGCTTGTCTGCAAACGATTTTAGAATTCCTAGTTCTCTATAATCCGTAGCATATGCATTCTCATTTTTGAGTGGCATTCCACGAACTCTTTGCAATGTGTCTATGACAATTAGTTTAATGCTTGGATCTTCATCAATGTACATTTGCAGAATATCAATCAAACCCGTGTCAATTGTCGGAGCTTCGATGTGATACTTATAATTTGGTGGTGTTGGTTCTGATTTCAAATAAATATTCAAACGACTTTGTATTCTTCGGTCACTATCTTCTAGCGCCAAGTACACCGTTGAGCATTTGTTTGTTTGCTTATCAAAAACTTTTCCACCACGAGCAGCCTCGATACAAATTTGCTGTGCCAACCAAGATTTACCTATTTTGCTTGCTGCTGTTAGCATTGCTAAGCCTTCTGGCAATAAATCTTCAATAATCCAAAATGGTTCTGGAATAACTTTTTCTCTTAGTTCGGCTGCACTTTTCAAGTCGTATTTTGTTGCTGTCAGTGTTCTTGCTCTATAAATTGCTTCTTGGATTAGCAACTGAAACTTTTGCCTATTGTTTACCAACATCTCATTTGGATCTTTGCAATCTGGAGCGATGTTGTATGATAGGTATTTCACTGATAACTTATCCAATTCAGCTGACACATCTTTGGTTGCCTGTTTCCCTGCATCATCATTATCAAAGCAAAGTATCAATGCTCCTTTTGGCTTTATTTTTTTTAACGAATCTCTTAGTTTGTTTAGGCATCCTGTTCCACAAGTCGCTATGGCTATTCCACCTTCTTGAGCAATGCTCATTGCACAAATAGGACTTTCTACCACAAATATTGGTGTTCTTGTTTTCCCTGCTAATGCACGCTCATTGTACAATGGTTCTTCGCCAGCATCTTCTTTCTTCGGCTTGAAGAACTTTTTGTCACTTATCATTCTTGTTTGATAATAAGCAAGGTTGCTACTGTATGGAATTGTTATTGAATTTCTTTGGACATCATACCCAACCTTGAATTTCTTTAATGTTTCTATTGTCAAGCCACGAGTTTGCATATAACTTTGCTTTTCAATGTTTCTTGCACATTCTTGTAGGTATGGCTTAATGTTAGGATTTGGCTCAAAGTTTTCTTCAATTTTTGTTTCTATTTTCGTTTCCATTTTCCTTACATTTTTTGTTTGCTTTGTGGGTTTCGAATTATCTTCAAACAACCTAAGGTTGAATGCATTATCAATCATTTTCGCTGCATCCAGGTTGCTTGTTTCCTTAAGCATTGCTACGAATTTGATTGCATCTCCACCCACTCCACAACCAAAGCACTTGAAAATATTTTCCTTTTCATCAATGCTAAATGAGGGAGTTTTTTCATGGTGGAACGGGCAAAGTGCTTTGTTCTGTCTATCAACATCCATATAAAAATGTGCTATAACTTCTCTTATTCCAACTTTGCTTTTTAACTCATCGAATTTGTTATCTAATTCCATTTTGACTCCTTCATTGAAGTGAATGTTAATTATTCTTCACTATCAAAATTTTCGTGTAAAGTTGATGCCATTGATTTCACTTGCTCGCTCATTTTCTTTACATTGACAAGTTCTTGTTCTGTCAAATCTCTTTCATAGGCAAGAGTTACCTTGCTGAAAGTAATGCCTGTTTTATTTGAATCTTTCTTAAGTCCAAATTTTGTTACTACCTGGTTTGACTTCTTACCTTTTGAAAGTAATCGCATAATGTATTTTGAATAATCACTTATGCTTGCTGTTGGTAATGTCAAGAGTGTTGGGAAAGCTTCGCCTGCTCTCAAAATGAAAATTCTTCTTTTTGTTTTACAAGCCTTGCCACCATTTTCCCCTGTTCCGAATTGATTAAGCGGACAATCTTTGCAAGATCTTAATTCCCCTGTTTCTCTTTCAACACCACTTATGCCATCCATTGATGAGCAATCTGGTGCTTCACTGCCACCTGTGTATTTTTCTTTGTAGTATGAAAGTATTGGGTGGTGATATAAAATCACTGCACTGAACTCTTTTTGTAGGTCTGGTTCATCTGGGTTTTCGCCTGGCACCTCAAAGGCAAGTCCGCCACCACTTGGTACTTTTATCCTGTCAAAGGTTATATTCAACCCCTGCATTTCTTCTTGCAAATCCATTGCTTCGGCATTTGCTACAAATTGGTTTTCTTTTTTAACTAAATCGTTACTCATAGTTATCTCCTAATTCTTTTTGACTCTGATTGATTGTTTTTCGAATGTGTTTATTAAGCCTTCCATCCAATCTGGCAACACTCCATCGTTCTCTTTTTTGCTTTCTCTTACAAAGCCACTAAGTGTGTTTGCATTGATTGTGAAAAGGTTTTCGTATCCACGCTCTTTGAATCGCTTGTACAATTCTTCTTTTGTTTCAGGGTTCGCTGACTCAAACTCTCTACTTACCATTGAGAACAACACACCATTTCTTTTGAAACTATCTATTTCGCTGTCTGTCATTCTTTGGATTAGTTCAATTTCTATTTGTTCCAGCAACTTTGAAACATCTTTAATTTCCTGCTCTAATCCTTGCTTTTTATCTCTTGTCGCAAGGTATTGGTCGGATAATATGAAAAGTTCATTGTTTTCCATAATCTCTCCTACTGGTTGAACAGACTTCGCCAATTATCTACGACTAGGTCTGCAATATTTTTCTTTTTTGATAAGGCATCAAGCACCTTTTCATCTATTGAATTTTTTGCTATCAAGTGAATGTAGGTACAATTGTTTTTCTGACCTATTCTGTGAATTCTGGCTTTTGCTTGCTCATAATCAGCAAAGTTATAAGACAGCGAATAAAACACCGCTGTGTCGGCTGCTGTAAGCGTTAAGCCCATACCTGTCGTTTGCAATTGACCAATAAACACTTTTGTTTCTTTATCGTTTTGGAATCGTTCAACTTCACTTGCTCGGTCTTTTACATCTCCACGAATAAGTGAGTATTTAATTCCTTCTTTTTTCAGCATTCTTGCGATTGCATCTATCTCTGGGATAAACCTTGCAAATACCACAAGCTTCTTGCCAGCATCCATGCATTCTTCAACTATTTCTTCAAGTGCATTTATCTTTGCTGATGAAACTTGTTCTGATATTTCTGAAAATTCATTTTTGATATAACCACCTGTTATCTGCGAAAGTCTTAGCAATTTTGTTAGAACATTTGGTGTTGCTATTTCGCCACTGTTTAGTTCTGCATAGCTTTCTTTTTCAACCTGGTTGTATATCGCTCTTGCTCTTGGTTCTAGATCAATGTACCTAGTTGTATCTACTTGCTCTGGCAAATCGAGAGCTTCTTTTTTGGTTATTCGGAATGCAATTTTATGTGCTTTTTCAGTTAATTCTTGTAGGTTTTTGTATCCAACAACTTGGTAGTTTCCATAACCGCCCATGATTGCATATTTCGACCTAAAAGCGTAATAACTGCCACTAAAAATGCTCTCATCTAGGAATTTATACTGTGAGAAAAAATCCAACGGGTTGTTGGTCACTGGTGTGCCTGTCAAAATCATATTGTGCTTGCTTTTCTTACCCAGCCTATGCAATGCTTTTGATTGCTTTGCCTGTGGGTTCTTAATCTTACTTGACTCATCACAAATGATCATGTCTGGTTGCCATTCGGCTATTTCTTTCTCTAATCTCCAACACGACTCGTAGTTAACTACTGCCACTTGAAGTTTTGTTCCAAATAAATTCCTTAGCATCTCAGTTTTCTTGTTTGAAGTTCCTTCCAACACTTTTATCTGGTAGTCAAAATCAGCAAATTTGCCGAATTCTTCTTCCCAAACTTTTGTTATTGAAAGTGGTGCGACTATAAGCAACTTGTTTATCTCGCCTTTCAAATACAAATGTCCTGCTATGCCTATACTTATCAAGGTTTTCCCTGTTCCCATTTCCGCAAGAATAGCAACTGATTTACTCTTTGCCATTCCTTGTTCTCCAATATTCCCTAATGTGTAAGCGTGTATGTTCGCTTCTTGTCATTACTTGAAGATTACTTGGTTTGTTATTTAACGGGTTACCATCTTTGTGGTGTACAACTTCATCACTTTCTAGTGGTCTACCAAGTTTTAGGCGCATTATTTTTCTATGTTCTACTTCCCCTAGTTGCTTGTTATAGGTATGAACATCCTTGCCTTGTCGGTCTTTTGCATTGATTCTCCTATTTCTCATGGCAAATCTCTGCTCTAATGTTCTACCTTTTGCATTCATAGGATTTTCGGTTTCGTTGTAGTTCGTGAACCTTTTGGAGTTATACTTATCCATACAGGCACGACAACAAAAGTTAACTTTACAGAGTTTTTTGCTAGCCTTTACGAACAATTTTCCACACTCATCACAGGGCAATAAAACTTGACCTATCATAAGCACCCCATTATCTCCAAAGCAAACTTGAAGGCTGCGAGTTGGTGCTTGTAAGGTTTAACCTTAATAGGCATTTGCACAGATTGTTCCAATTGGCTCTCTGACATTCATTGCCTCCCAGTCAATAAGTCCTATTGCATGGTCTGCACCTATTGCATTTAGAAACTTTCTTGAACTTTCTTCATTTAGTGTGTTTCCACCAAAGTGCAAATCTAGGATTGTCAAGGTGTCTAGTTCCAGAGCTTCAAAAAACTCTTTCTCTGTCATTCCTAGTTTTGCAAGATACACTCGCAATTTCTCTCTTTTTATTTTCATAGTTACATCTCTCCTGCTTTGTTAGGGATTGTGTATTCTTGGATTAATGAAGCCAATAATTCTTGATCAACATCGCTACCTGACTTCTGCAAAAGTTCAAGTGCTTGGCTGATGATTTGCAGTTCATCTCTTGATCTAATCTTTCCTTGATTTAGGTACTTCTTATCCAACTGAACCCCACCCCTATTGATGCCTCCACAAAAAGTGTTAATGGGATAACGATATGAAAGTGATTGCAAATGTCTACGCACTGTGTTGTAATGAACTTCAACTTCGAGTGCAATGTCTTGAATTGTATGCACTTTACCATCTGACAAAATGTTTAATATATCAGCTGTAATGCTTGATTTTTTCAAATCCATACGTTATCTCACCTCCTTTCTTTTTGTTTTGACACCCTTACTTTAGCAAGGTCGCTTTACCACCATTTGGTCAAGCGAGAAATATTTTTTAAATTTTTTTAAATTTTTTTTGAAATAAAAAATCCCAAGACATAGTTAGGGGCAAAAACCACCTATATGACTTGGGATCTTTTTTATATTAAATTGAATATGTAGTGAGTTTATAAAATGTATCAATACGCACTATCCTCCAATTTCCTATTAAACTTCATCATTTGCGTAAGATACTATTATAATTTTACAACACACATAGTGTGTTGTAATTTTTTTATACAAACTTTAATTTTGTTATTTGCACTACTTTTGTCGTTTTTTGTAAATAAAAAATCCCAAGAATTATCGCCTCATTATCTATAGGCAAAACTCTTGGGTTTCATCATTCAATAACGGAACTCTTAGGTTCTCTA